CGTATACCTTTCATAATCTGTGTTGGTTCAAATCCTGCCCTTGCTAAATTCTCCATAGCATTTGCAGCTTGAGTTGCTGTAAATGAGGTAGAAGCACCTAACTCCGTAGCCAGTGCTGTGAGTCTAGGTATATACTGCTTATTAGCCTTATCAGAGACAAGCAAAACCGCAGTAACGGCCCCCATTGCCCCCTCAAAGTCTGCATATTTTTTAATGGCGAAGGAAGTGGCTGCTGCGGTTGCAACACCTACAACAGAAAGTTGAGTCATGCCTGTCTTGACAGAAGCTATACCCCTTCTAGCACGAGCAGCAGCAGCACCCATACCTACAAAGCCTCTACTGACTCTACGCATTCCGGCCATTGCATCACCGGACACCAAACGTATACGAGCTACTAAACCAACGCGCTTTTCACTCATCAGACAGCTCCATCAAAGTTAGGAGGATATTTTTGACTCCTCAAACTTGAGTTGTTTTTGCAACATTTGCACATACCAGTGACGATCTTTAAAAGTCATTGATAGCACATCTGCCATCGTAAACCCGCCGTGGTATGTGAGAAAAAAGGTGTCTTCCCTAATTCCGCCTAGTTGCCCGACGGGGAAGAAGTGGAGAAAAAATCAGATAGTTCCCAATTGAGAGGGTTCACAATTGGGCCTCCACAGTCTGGACAAGGAAGAGTCAAAGCGAAACCAACACCGCCCGTAACATCATTAGCGATCAAATCAATCTGCACTCGATCCCTCTTGCGAAGTTGATCGAGTTCTGAGGGTGCCATCATATAAACTTTATCTTCGCCATTAATCCCACAAATGGAATCTTGCATGGCATGGAAACCAACGGTCTCAAGATTTCCACTCAACATCCCAGGCTTCATCATCGTAGTCCAACGGGTAGGGCCAATCCTCACAGACTCAAGCACAGTTTGCCCGTCCCTCAATTTAAAGGGATGAGCAAGCTTATACCACTTATGGAGATCCTCGATATTTTCCACAGTAGCAACATTTATCTCTGAAAAGTCAAAGATTGCTGCGTCTGTTTTCCAATTACAAGGGCGATGAGGACAAGAGGCAGGGGCTTGAATTTCAGGCCCTAACTCCTGCAATCTAGCATACACATACATATACATCACATCAGCATACCACCATTGCAAAACCTCAAGTTCTGCCTCCGGCGTGCTATTTCCGTCCTCTGTGAGTGTAAAAGATTTCCCGCCCACAGACAGACAAAGCATAGAAAGTAGCTTACTAATTTGTGCCGAGACCATCGCCTCATCACTGTAACCGGAAAGATTGGAGGCTTTCCACTCGCCTAAATGCCTATCAAATTTGGTAAAATAAGGGCGAAGCTCAAAAGGTTTGATCAGCTTACCAGCAGAACCTATACCTAAAGGTAGGTTAGGGCCTAACTCTTTCAGCGTAGTGCGAACAATGGACATAACGCCCTCCAATTACCTCGATAGAGGTTTGTGAGAGATTATACAAATTGAGAACTTAGAGGTTGACAAGCTCATTAGCCTTAATCGTGAAGCCGATTACAGCCATTTCACCATCATTTGACAGGTCGAGTTCTGGTAGTGAACGCTTTGTGCAAATAGCTTCTTCAAGCATGTACACTACAGTTTGTGCTCCCGTTTGGGAGTACATCTGCAACGTTCCTGTTTTATAAGCGAAGGGGCTAACGGGATCTTTTCCTTCCTGTAACCAACCTTCCATTGCCATTTTTTCGCTAACATGGTGAGCTGGCATCTCTACATCAAACTCGATAGGTCCAGAACGCCCACCAGATCGAATGGATTTATCAGGAAGTTCAACCGTAGCTGTTTCTTCCTCGATGCCACTAATTTTCGTGAAGATGATAGGGATCATCCCTGTCAACGACAGTTTGTATTTATTCACTGGGATGTGGTCAGGTTTCATCGTGCCTTTAATGGCCATAACATATCCTCCAATATGAGAAAAAAGGGGTTAGATAAGGCCCTAATTAAAGGGCCTGTAGCACTTACACTACGCTTTCAGCTACCCCTGCTTTCCCTATCGAAATATTAAATCTCTCGATAGTGTCAGCAAGTTGGAGGGTGATGTCTGCGTTCATGTCACCAAGGGCCATCGTAGCATCAGTATTGTTGTCTCCATCAATCTTGAGTACAGCAGCCTGTGCGAAAGTATCGCCTCGAAGAGCACGTTTGCGCCACTCTGGGAGGAAGAAGGAGTTGAGAGCAGCCAAAGCAGCGGGACGTTCTTCTGCATCATTGATAGCGAAGATCAGCCAATCAAAACTCTCAATCAACACATGCTCATAGTAGGACATCAATTCCCTTTGATGTGCGAAGAGATAGCCTGTATCATCGGTAGGGATTCGATCCCCCCAAATCACAAAGTTACCTTGACGTTTATCTATTTGCTGGAGTCCTGCTGGGTTGAGAATTTCACCGCTCAAGATAACTGTGCCTGTGTGGAGCTTCACAATCTTAGGCAGGGTCAAAGTGACACCTGCCGCAGCTTTGTGATAACCCAACCAAGTACGAGCAGTAAGAGCTTCACGCCCATGCACCATTCCAGTATTAGGAACTTCCTTCAGTCTACCCCGAAGTACGGGATCAGAGACATAAGCCCAAGAGGGAAAAATAGCCTTGCTATACATTGAACGACCAAGGGTATCTTGCACATGGGCACGAGCTGAATACTCAGAGGTGACAGTCTTGGGAATCTCATATCTATACTGATGATTTTTTGCCGCAGCATAAGCAAGTCCAGCTTTCTCTACCGTAGTGGCTGTTGGGCCTGTAACAGTTGTAATACCAGGAGTAGCAAACTTGATGAGGCCGTAACCTTTGTTTGCAGTCTCGTTAAAAAGAGATGCGCTTGAATCATAATGGCGAGTGAAATCAGTAGTGCCTATACCTGCGATCCCATCATAACCAAAGCCCATTTGCTGTCGATACTGCAAACGTACTTCTGAGGGATTAGGAATAGCTGCACCATCTGTTAGATCGCCAGTAGAAATTGTAACAGTCGTTTCTGTATTATCAGAAATGGCAAACCCGCTTGCTGGATGTGCCGCATGATTATCAAAAATGATGCGCCCACCGATGGCCTCATCTTCGACCAAGGGCTCAATGGTAAGAGTGATAACTTCCCCCGTCACACCTGTAACCTCTGTGAGGGTAAAACCAGGAGAAAACACCGTATCAGCGACATAAGGCACAGTGTCAGCAGGCACAGTGAACACATGCTCAGATTGTTGATCTAGACTAGCCAAAGCCCATGTAGGACCAGGCATTGTGAGGGTACAAGTATAACGATCCCGAATCAATTGAGCACCATAGGTGAAGTTCGTAATCGTATTGTCGCCTACCCCTGATTGTGTCCATTGAGGGATAACCGTAGCCAGATCTATAGTCAAAGCTGTAATTGCTGTAGAAGCGATGCTACACCAGAAATTGGCAGGGCGAATACTTGCGGAGATTGTACCAGACCACAAATCAGTAACAGTTATATACTGGTTTCTGTCTGTATCATTGTTGATCATGTCCACGAAGTAACGAGGGGAAAGAGGGTCACTTGAGAGGTCGCCTTGGTCGTACACCAAAACATCATTCTCATAAACATAAATTCCCCATTCTGTAGATGGCTTATCTTTGCCATCTTGGATCTCAATAGCCAGATTCCTGCTGCGTCCCCAAGTATCCACTTGAGATACCTGGATATAACACTCTTTATCGACGGCCGCGCCGTAATCAGCAGCAGCATCAGAATCAGAAGCGATGTTGAAACGAGTCTTAGCGATACCGTCAGAAGCGAGATGGCTAGTGATGGTGTAGGAAGCACCCACACCAACAAGAGCACCAGGTAAAGTGATTGTACCGCCTACCAACTCATCTGCTAAGAAAGGGTGGAAACCAATAGGGGCATCAATAAAAGTAGTGCCAATATCAGTAGCCGTCACAGCGATATCAAAATCCCAAGTTTGACGTCTACCTCCCCATCCTCCACCATTTTGTGCTGTAACAGTCACCACTTGGTTTCTAGTGGCTTTACGGTCATAGAGAGTAAGCGTTGCTTTTTTCTCTGTGCCATCTGTTGCACGAAGCAAGAAAAGAGTCCCTGCTCCATCACCATGACTCCAGAAATCAGCACAAGCATCAGGCAACAAAGAACCTGGGATGTAACCGCCAGTCTTTCTCAACAGATCCTTAGCGCCACTAATTGTAATAAGCTCATCCACTGGGCCTCTTTCGAGGATGCCTACATAACCAGTACTACCCAAGGCAGATGCTTGGATCGTCTTCGCTGCATCTCTTTCCGTCAGCATCGTACCTGCCCCTTGGACTGGGCCGAATCGTTTTACCATCTTGGGCCTCCTAGATCAATTATAGCCCTACTCTGTGGGCATCTGTAAACTCAAATTAACGGTTTGTACCAGTGGTTTTGTGGTCTCAGGCTTAAACCACAAGAACACCTCTGACAGAGTTATGTTATACCCCGCCGTGTATCTATCTTTCAAATTTGGCCTATTACTAAAAGCACCTTCAGCAATCATTGTAAGGGTTATCTCCTTATCCAAATCCAGCCAAGTGAGAACAGGGGTGTTTGCAGCAAATGACAGCATCCCGTCCATCATCTGGAATAAGGATTTGTTGCTCTCCGCTATCACTTGTACTGTAAAAGCTAGTTGCAGCCTCGTGGGGTCTCGCCTCACAGAAGCTAAGTTTGTACCTACATTTTTAACCTCTTGAGATCCCCATACAACATTCCCTGCTAAGTCGAAAGACTCCAATACGATAGCAGGTAGCCTAGAAGTTTCTGTGTAATCCTGGCTAGACCAGTTGATCGCTACTTCAGGTTCCACAGTGAACACTATAAAGATATTGTTACCTCGTGCTACTGCTGAACTGAGAGTTATCACACTGTCGGTTGAATCCCATGCGCTGTATAGATTTGTAACGTGTGTTGGGTCTGATGTGTCATCATAAACCGCGTCGATTGTGTTAATATTATAAAGAGACTTCACAAAATCTAACAAATGAATTTTATTCGTGCCACCATGCCTTATTAGGTAGTCCACCTGGAAAGATACGGTACTACGCAAAGCTGGTACAAAAGAACCTGCGATCAAAGAGTATAGATATGAGATGTTATACTGGCCCAACAAATCTATAGAAGTGAGGGTGGGAGTCTCGTACTTATCTGTAGTCACTAGGTTAATTACAACTGATATGGTTTTACTTGTAGCAGGAAATGTTGCAATATTAGCAGCCATAACCGCTTCTGTATTCCAGTCTGTAAGGCCTGCCACAGACCAAGATCCGCCTCCCCAATATCTATCATCTGTGCCATCATTGAGTTTATACCCAACTGTTGCGCCTGTAGGTTGCAAAGACGGTCTAGGAGTAGAACCTATTCCCGCCCACGCTACTAAAGCCAAAGGGTTAATAGCCTCGATTGTCACAGATAAATTAGCGTCTAAGGAATAGACGTCCTTACCTGCGGAACGATCATAACTCTGCTTTCTCAAAGCTATCTGGTTTGAGGCGGAATCAAGAAATATCTTGGTAGAATCACTGAAAGTCAGTTTAGATCGAAACTCCTCAGTAAATTCAAAACAGTGGGCTATCTTTTGCGTGGTCATTTGTCGTCACCATTCAGTGCTTTTTGCACCGCAGCAGCCCAATTAGTTTGATAGATTAAAACCGCTTTATCACTAATAGCCGCAAGAAGAAAAGGGCGGGGAGGAATTGTAATTGATGTTGTGTCTGCCTTTAGTGGGAACCATTGATCGGGGAATTTACGAGACATCAGTGCAAAGTATCTACGCATTTTTGGGGTTACTGCAATAGTAGCTCCTTCATGCAAAACCTTAGCAATCGAAAGAACATCCTCTGACCTTCCTTGGGCATCTGTAACCGTCTTCGATCTTATCACACCAATATTAGCGAGATACCAAGTTTTCACCTGCTTTGTAATAGCTAATTTCAATTGCCCAGAATCAACAAGTGGTCTACTGCTTCCTTTAATCGCACTGGTCATAGGCTTATTGGAGGCAAATTTACCAGAATCTATAGCCCTCTTAATCATCCCAACACCAACCAAGGCATTTTTCGAGGTAGCCCTTTTCACATGGCGCGTAATCCTGGTCGTGAATTTAGCGGGATCTAAAATATCCTGCAACTCCTCAAAACCTATAAGCTCTAAACCTCGATCTCTTGCCATTAGTTTATACCCTGTGTGTGGAGGGTTGACGATCCTCAAAAAAGGCTTTTGTAAGATGATTTCCATTACTTTTATGGGCGATAGGTTCAAACTTGGTAAAGTAAAGATCCACCAACTGGATGTTAGGTGTTACCCCTATTTGTACCACCCGATCTCCTCGATTCAGCGTAACGTGTAATTTTCTAAGATCAGAACCCTTAAACAGTATATACCCATCTGACAGTTCTTCCGTGCCTGTAGTTGTAGGATTTGGTCTATCTTGAGACCCCCACTTAATCTGCCCCCTCAAATTGAGGATAATAGGATTGCGCTCTACAGCCCCAACAGGCTCACGGAGGTTATCATCCATGCGGGTTGTTCGCTCTCGCTCTATCTGCTGGATAAACACTGGTATAGGGTGTATCAAATTTGGCATATCACCACCCGTACACAAAAGAATCGTAGTAGGAAAGGCCAATTCTGGCATCAGGCACAGCAATAGACCAAGGCTTCCTGTACATAGCCAAAGTATGTTGGATTGTCACAGGAAGCATCATCCACGTCATTCTGATATTCTCTGTTTTTTGGTACTCAATTTCATGCCCATCTGTACGCTCCCTAACTGTAGGGGTAACAGAAGCACCTGCAGCGTTTTGTCCTTTGTCCCAATAGCCATCAGTATCAAGAGCAATAAGTTCAATAATCGCATCTTTCACAGGAGCAGGACAAGCATCATTTTCATCCAAATAACCCCAAGTAGCTGTAATAGCCTGATCTGCCCCCTTCGCAAAAACAGAGGAGCCTGAAACAGTATAGATACTAGTGCTTTGATTCCCCAACAGTTCGATTTTGGGATTTGTCCTGTCATCTTTTGGGGAAACTCTGCCTACATGCGCTCTGTATTCTGAAGCTAAAAGTGTTGAGGTAGATCCATTTATTTTGAGGGATGTAACAGCAATAATAGGGAGATTGAAGTGCATCAAATGGGTGTTATTCCCATCAAAAATAATCTCACCTGGGGTAACAACTCTGAATAATTGCCCTGTCAGTTTCTCAACAATCTCTTCCCACTTCGCAATCCTGCGCTCTAATAATGTAGAGGAAATCGTAGTGGGTACACCTTCAGCATATAAATCAGCAGTTGTTACATAATTTCCCATTATTATACCGCTCCAACGTTGGCTCTCGTTCCACCTGCAACATAAATATCAAGAGCAGTTTGATTTCCTGTTTTTGCAGCGAGTCTTAAAAAGAAGAGACCTTCTGCTACTGTTAGAGTGAAAGAATCACCACTCACAAGGGGTCCAATAGTCGTCCCTTTATTGGTGTAAATTTCCTGATCTACACCAGCAGCATCGGTGTAACGTACCAATTCAATAGGTTGCAATGTAATGTTGGTTCCCCCTGTAAACACCACAACACCGTCAATTGTATTCCATCCTCGGCAATTAATAGATGCTCTGTTGTTACCAGGCAGAGCGATCAAGGTAGCAAGAGTTGCTGTATCTAAAGGTATTTCTACTGCTGCTGTCAAACGTCTATGTGCTGTGTAATTTGGCTTATAATTCAAAGAATTGTCGCTCATAGCAACCTCGATTTATGTTGTAACCGTAATATTATCAAGAAACTCTATGTGGCCTGTAGCCATTGTAATAACTCTAGTGGTAGGAGTGATTACTTTTACCTGTAAGTCATATACCCATTTCCCTCTTAAAGTAGCCGTATCAGCAGCAGCAAATGCTACAGTGATGATGCCAGAAAGAGGGGTTGTTAGGGTAATGCCTGCACCTACAGAGAGTTGTAATAAAGCATTAGCATCACTATCAACTTCCCTTTCTTTGATCGTAAACCATGCAGAACCGCCAGTCAGATCCAGTGCCACACCCCCCTGCTTCAAGGTGAAGACATAAGAGTAATCATCACCCGCATAAAGCAAGCGAAACCCGGAGGCTGCTAGTGATTCTGCTGTGATATCAAAACTACTCATGTCAATCTCCAAGATCCAGAGTTGCAGAGGCCTCAAGCCCAATTCCTATAACCGAACTTGCATCTAATAGTAAATCTATCAAGATTGATACTTCTTCCTCTATGGAAACAGTGAAAGAAGCATCAGCGGATAAATCCAGAGTAGTAGAAGCCTCCAATCCTATATTAATAGTCTGATTAGCCATCTCCTTGCTCCTTTTTTTGATTATACGATATTTTGTCTATCTTTACTAAATCGCACCTTATACACTGCTTTTCGTGGAATAAAGCCATAGAAGATCTAACATTTTCAGCTTGTACCCATACCCTCTCTCCCACTACCTCACCTGTAATTTTATGCAGCACTAACTCTGCACCAAAAGTGATGGGTGGTTTGAATTTCTTAGGTTGAATTAGGTAGAAGTTTTTAGGTGATGTATAAGGAGGGGATGGGGAAGTTTGAAGGGTTATTCCTGTTACTCGATTATGTGTAATCTCAGTTTGCAGAAATAAAGCATTGGAGGGGTTGGCAAGGTCAATACGATGAGTATGCCCATCTATGAGGTTTACAAGTAACATACTGCCTCACAAAGGCTTGAAATAAGGCCTAAGCGTTTGTTACTAAATAAGCCTCAACATCCTTTTTGATAATCCTACCACCGATACCAGATCCTTTGACTTTCATAGCATTAATCTTGTGCTTTCGCAGTAATTTACCTGCTGAATCAGTCACGTTAGGTGGGCCTGGGGGAAGAGGGATCTCTAGTTCGATATCCAACGCATCAACAAAGTCATCGCCAAAATCTTCAATGATTTCATCAGACAACTCATCAATAAAATCATCCTCTTCGTCTAACAATTCTTCCTCAAGTTCGAGATTATCAAGCTCTTCACTCCCCAACTCATCAATATCATCAGAGGAGGAAGATACTTCAAACCCATCCGAAACAGAGAAATTAGCTGTAGTCCTGAATCTCTGCACATAGGCAGGATCTTCCACGGACTGAGGCCTATTTGGTTTGAATCGATAAGGGCCTACTTTATAATCCTGTGTAGGGCCTGTATATGTAACTATCGTTGTCATAGTATTTTCCTGCTTCACTTACAAAAAGGCCTAACTTCCGTCAGGCCCTAATTCCCATCTTCATGACACTACAATTACAATTACACAGGAACTTTCACGTTTTTAACAAGGACAACCGCGTCAGTCTCCTCAAAGAGAACATGCACTTTGAGATGGATAGCATACTCATCAACACGGCGATAAATATTTTTGTCACGACCAATCGTAATATCACGCCCAATAGCGATGATGATGTTTTTGGGCATGGTAAGAATCATACGGCCAGCAGTCTGATATGTGGCTTTGATGGTAGCAGCGCCACCAATAGCACCACCACCCAAACGAGTCCAAGTACCAGCAGCGAGATCTTGGGAGTAATCCACACCCAAAACATAAGGAACAGTGGCAGCATCAGCAAGAGTAGTAGCTGTTAAAACCAATGCAGAAATAGGGGCATAACTGAGGGAAGTTGCAGTGGTTCCATCGTTATTTGCCACTGAGTTCTCAACATAAGATGGCTCTGCATCGAGAAGAGAAAGGGCCTCAAGGATGACACCAAAAGAAGGAATCTTATCAAGTCCAGCGAGGGCACTGTCACCAGATCCAGTGGCACGGGTAGAGACTTTCTCCCTGTAAGCATGCTCGTGATTCCAGCTCATGAGCATACGAAGAGCTTTGATCTGTCGCTTGAATTTGTTGGGGAGAGAACGAAGAGCACCAGCAACGATGGCTGGGCTAAAATCAGCATTTTGTGCATCATACACATGGCTGGTTTCTGCTTGCTTCAGCAAACCATTGAAAAGTGCGAGGTAATTATCCTTGCGGTAGCCTGTAAGGCTAGATCCGCCGGGGTAATCACTATCCAAGATAGCAGGACCAAGAGTATTACCATCGAGGTACAACTCTTCAATGTTATTGGCTCCACGAGTTGCCATTAATTTAATGACGTGATCTTCACCACCATCACCTTCAATGTTAAGCTCTTTAAAGCTCTGAGAAACCTCGAAGGGTATCATGATCTCTACAGGCTGAAGAGTGATCTTAGATGTGGTGACACCATTGCGAACGCCAGGGTCAGTAGCTTCCACTGCGGGAACCGCTACACGGTTAGCTACATTCAGCTTCTCGATAGTCATTTGCTCATTGCGGAACTTAACTTTACGTACGCCTATCTCAGCCAACATAGTTTCATCAAAGATATAATCGAGAAACTTGTCTGCTTGTGCTGGATTCAATTTTCCCGCACTAGCGATAGCTGCTGTGGTGATTGTCGCTTTTTCGATGAGTTGTTCATTCGATGTTGCCATCATATTCTCCTACACTTTTTTTTTGGAGTAAAATCTACATATCGCCGCGACAGATCCACCAGTCGCAACCGGGGTCAGGAATATATTAACCGATAATGTTAGAGAAGAGGTTTTCCTTCTTCTCAATAGGTACACTGGTTTCTTCTGGGGGAGCACCATTAGAGCCTGGATTTTCCTCTTCAATAAGAGCTTGCTTTTTCTGCAAAACAACCAAGGCTTCTTGTGTATCTGCGTGTTGCTTTGTCATAACTTCAAGTTGTTTCTTAATATCCTCAAACCCAGCAGAGACAACAACCTCTGTTTGCTTCGTGGTCTGTTGAAAATCGCCTTCGAGTTCGCTTAGGATTTTGACCAAACGTGAGACAGCTTCTCTGAATTTACTAAGCCGCACTTGTTTCATTTTGGCCCCGGCCTTAATCACGACAAGGAGTTCACCTTCCTCATCAACTTCACCTACAGCCTTGAGCACTTTGAAACCTAACAAATCTTCCTCTTGCTTCTTCTCAATAGGAGCTACAACAGGAGTTTCCACTACTACAACTGGGGCCACTTCTTCCACAACTGGTACAATGGGCTTGAGTGCTTTTCGTATAGTGGAGGAAACAACATGCAAGGATTTGGTGATGTCTTCTGGGATCTCTGTGGCATCATCAGCAAGCTGGTTCACAGAATTGATACTTTTGACCAAAACTTCTACAGCAGACACCACCAAGGATTCAAATTCATCATCAGGAATATCAACAGATTTCTGCAAAACCTCAGCATCCAATTGTGTCGCCAAAGCATCCACAGTATCAGCTATCACGCCCAACTCTTTAGCGAGAGCTTCGGGGGCACTTTCTTGCCCTTTTGCAGCACCAGCAGCCTTAGAAAGACGACCTACGATTTTTGTAACAGCCTCATGCACAGAAGACTTAGAGACAACAGCAGGAGCATTATCCCAGCCTTCACCATCAAACAGGAGTTCTGCAAGACTTTGTTCTTTTTTTACTTCTGTCACTATTTGGTCAGCCATTGGGTTCTCCATCAATGATAAATCGCCTTCTTTATTTTTGACGATTAGATATTTACGATTATTTGCACCACTGTCTACAATTGATACCTCATTTACTTCGAGGTCTTCAAGTCGGGCTTTTGCCTTCTTCTTATCCGCCATTTTAACCGCGCCTCCCTATATTCTGCAAATCTGCTTGTTAGAGTTTTTTCACGCGGGCAAAACCACCCAGAGAAAGCCCCGTAAATTCACCAGATTTTATCTTTTTCCAAATCTTATTATCTAAAATATGTAACATGAGCAACCAAGAGTTCTTTTTCACCTTCTGGCCTCCAATAGTCAAAGCTACTGGTGTGATATAACTCTCATAAATCTCCACTTTATTATTCACAAACTTGGTGTGCATCTCTCCACGGTTCTGTTTTTTAGCAAGCCACACATGAGCAGCTTGAGCAATTTCCTCTACAGAGATAACATGACCATGAGCATCTATTACTTCGGGTTCCGCCACGACGCCTAAGATAATCCTCTCATCCGAATCTTCATCTTTATCTTCATCTTCACCCTTAGCCTTCACTACAGGTAAATTCTTCCACACTAACTCTTGCTGGCCTTCCCCAACCTCCATACTCTCGGGATCAATTTTCCAAGCATTAGCATTCATCAAAATAGGAACAGGAGCATCATCAATGCCGCCTTGTACATCAGAAACACTACCTCTTCTATAAAGCTCTTGGTGGGTGAGTAAATGAGATTTAGCTACACTTTGTCTTGTTTTATCCTCCAATTGCTTTGAATCCCATTGGGCATGCAATCTATCGTGTAGTGCCTTCAATACCTCGTCAGAAAACCCAGGAATACCAGTAGGAGAAGTATCAATTAGTTCTAGCATTTTACAGGTAATTTGTTCTGCGCTCATCACTCCACCTTCCCCAGCTTGCTATATACCGAAGTGGGAACTGCGTACCCAGATCGCTCTAGAGTGTCCACAAAAAATCCAACATTGGAGGCCTCTGCACTATCCAGAAGTTCCATAACGTCCTCTTGGGCTTCTGGTTCTTCCTCATCCCCCAATACAGTTCTACCAATCGCAGCAGGAAAACCACCAGCAACCCAACCCAACAAAACCTTATCCTCTGTACTCAGTTTTCCTTTATCGTAAGTACCTACCGTAGACCTGTTTTTTGATATCGTGAATTTCATGATTCACCCAACTCTAAGAGCGAGGATTTGGCTTGTGTATAATCACCTAAAGCAGATGCTCTGGCCAAAATCCACATAGCATTTCTCATAGAGTCATCAGACCCAAAAATAATCTCAGACATTTTCACACGCTTTGGTGCAGTTTTCCTCACCCTTAATTCCTTGGCTCCACCGCTTTGCAACAGCGCCTCAAGATTTGGAAAATGCTCATGTGCTTCTGAAGTCGTGACATACTCAGTGGGTAAATACTTGAATAATTCGGTGATCCTACCTTTGTATATCTGCATGTCTATGTAATGGGCCATACCATGAGCAAACGTAAAAGAGTTGCTAGGAAAACCTGTAACAGGATTATCTATATCAACAGCACTAAACTTGGGGGCTCTAGTCCCACTAAATAATGTATTCTCAAACAAACTCACACGTTCAGCATCGGAGGATTTCCAAGATTTCAATTTATCAATCAAAGTAGATGTGTCACCGAAAGATACCTGTAGCCCATCAGCATCAGCCGCAGCACTCACCATAGGGGGATAGTGCTCAACCGCAGAATTATATAGTAACTTCCCCTTCTTACTTCCTAGAGGAAAAGAGACACCTGTTTTCTCTTCTTCTCGATACCTAATAAGATCTCCTAAAACTTCACTGGCTGCTCTTGACTCCGCAAGGCCCTCCATAAAGATTTTCACATTGCCCGTTAAAACCTTTTCAACTGATGCCTTAGATGGGTCTGTGCGGCTTTCGATCTCCTGTCTCAGAGCCTCTGCTTGTAAAGCACTTGATAAGCCTAAAATATTATCAAGAATAGACTTAGCAGCCTTCATTCTTTTATCACTAAGAATCTCTCTTAACTTTTCCCACTTTGGTTTTGTTAGTAATCTCGCCTTCTTGGGTGACATCCTCTTAAGTTTTCTGAGAGTAGGAGCCTTACCATCTGGGAATCCTTGCGGAGTCCCTAATTCTAAGTGGTCTACAGGAGAAGGGCCACTAATGATAACTACCTCTGTTCTGCATTTCCCGTGGAATGGAGGCAAAACAGTACCTACTTCCTGCAATCTAGCTGAAGCATCAGCACTCCCTCGTGAGGCCCCACCAACAGCAGTAGATAAAGCAGAAGGTGACAACCAAGGCGCAATATTCTTCACATCTGCTGGATCTTTGGCCCCCAAAATAGAGTCTCTCTTCTGCTTCCCGGCGGATACTGTGAAGACTTGGCCAGCTAAAAGCTGACACCGTTGGCCTGTCCTTCTATCGAGGGGATTTGTCAAGCGGTAAGCAATTACACCCGCCTCATCCATAGCCGTTATCGAAGCGAAAGTACGACCTTGATGGGCTGCTGTAGAGACTACCTGCTCAAAATATAGTTGAGGGTTTCCGGCATAACGAGCTGGCACACTTGCTGCATAGTTGGTTTTCCCGCCCTTTACAACACCTAATTCTCTACGCAGTGCCTTTGCTGCTTCCGCATGGCCCAAACCTTGTTTGATCAACACATCGTTAGAAACAGCACGTATCCTTTTGCTCAAATTCTCATCATAAAACCCGCCAATCCAGAACACCTGTTGCTTGTTTAAAGCCTTCACTGCCTCCCTATCAAAGAGAGAGAAACTAGGTGTGAATTTAGCTTCTTTCGATGTTATTTTTTTGGCTGTTTCCCAGATAGATTTTACGTTTTTCTGGAGAAGAGTTATTTGTGTCGCTGTGAGAGGGGTAGCTAGGGAGGTTCCTAAATTATCAAGAAAGGTGTCTACTTTTGCTTGTGTGACAGTCGCGCCACTTACAAGGCCTATATTATCGTTAATTCCAGCAGAAGCAGCCTTAACCCAAGCGGTATTTGTAACTGTTATCATCTGCTTTTCAAGAGCCATCGTAGCATCCACAGTGCTGGCCTTAGCAATTACGCAAAGCACTCCATGAGCAGCATCTCTAATGTCAAAAAGCTGTTCGTCCGTCAAAGACCCTACATCTATGGAGTTTAGCCCAACACATTCGACCATTCCAAAGGCTCCGTAGTTTCGACTTTCACAATCTCTACAGCACTAGTGTCAAGAGATCCACTTGCGATATCATGTAACATCTCTAAGGACTCTTCTGAAATCTTGTTATCTTTGAGCACAACAGTTATTTCAGGCAAATCGACGGTGCGCAACAGTTCAGAGGACTTGGCAGCAACCTGTTTAGCAGGAACAAATATCTGCATAACCTCTTCAGGTTCCCCTAACACAAAAGCGCCGTCTTCACCTCGGGTAAGAGACATCCTGTAAAGTTTATCATCCTCCCAATCTTTCGTGATGACAAAACCCTCACCTATGAACATTAGATAACGATTTCTCGCTTTTGCTCGTACAGCATTCATAATCTTACGAATCGCTTGCTGTATCTCTTCGCCTTCCATCAATTTGAATTTTTGAATTGCTACTTTATGTTCCATTTTTATCACCTTCTATTCTGTTCCGAGCAACATCCGCCGCCCCATTTCTAGTTCAATTTCCTCACTCAAGTTGACAAGATTTTTTGTAATCTGATCTGCTGTATCACCTGCACCACCTGCACCACCACCAGCCCCTTTACTTTGAGCCTCGGCAAATTGTAAGGAGTAAGGTCTATCCATATCAATTTCTTTGGGGAGAGGTCCGATATCGGGACCAAACACATCGCGCACAATACGAGCAGCCAACCGTGGTGTCATTCCTCCTGATTTCTCAGCGATGGCCATCAATCGGACTAGCTCGATATCGTCTGTAATATTAGGAGTGTTCGATTGTATTTTGTGG